CGGTGAAGGCGTCGACATCGACGCGGACGAATGCGCTTTGGTAACTTTGAGAATCGCCGTCGCAGCCCGGACAACTCGTGGTCAGCGTGGTGCCCGGTCCCGCTACGTTGTAATTCGCGATGTACCCGGAGCTGCTTCCGAAAAAATATGGACCGCCTGTCCAGGTTCCCGTTTTCACGAGCGAGAGGCCCCATCCCATGTGTTTGTAAATCGCGGGAGTCGCTTCGATGACCACCACCACGTTGTCGCCCGTCGCATCGCCGAAAAAATAATAATTTTGGATTGCGCCGGTCGGGAGATTGAATCCCACGCCCACGGTGTAGGCCGCGGCGTTGCCGATAGGTCCGCCCGCTTGTGCATTCCACGCCGAGCCGCTCGCAAAACCGGTGCCGAGGTAAAGATTCAAACCGGTTCCGTTGGGGGTTATCACGCCGCCAGCCCACACGGTTTCTGCCATGTTCGCGCGGAGATTCACATAGTTGCCGCTCTTGTGAAGGTGCGCGCGCCATCCGAGGCCGTCCGTTTGGCTCATGTCCTGGGTCCATCCGATAGAGACGAGCCAGGTCACGAGCGTTTGCAGGAGGTTTATCGGTGAGGTTGCGGTGCCGGTCTGATAGGACATGGGTCGACCCTCAAATCAATTTCACAGCGGCGAAATCCGTCTGCGTCGTGCGAAAAACGTTCTGCACCACCAGGTAAATCGAATTCCCGATGGTGACGGTATTTTCCGAGCCATTCGAGACGCCGCTGATAGCCTCGAGGCCGTCCACTTCGCCCCAAATATTCGGCGTGCCCGGAAGCACATCTCCCAACACAATCGGGAGCATCGAGTAACCGCCGTCCAGATTTTTCGCCCAGTTCGACCAGCTACTCTGGTACGGCCACACATGTCCGAGCGGCGTCGTGTTCGACGCATCTCCCGTGCGAGTGAACGAATGCCAGAGGCCGGAAGGCAACCGGAGTTGCAATTGGGAAACGTTTTCCTGGCCTGGATTGGCCGCGCAGTTGTGCGAGGGATTCTGCATTTCGGTGCCGCTATAACTCCACCGGAAATTGACGCTGGTGGCCACGGGTTCCGAATTGGTGAAGCACAGATTTCCGCCGACGCAAAGCGGGTACGGGAAAACGTTCGGGCTCACATACGGCTGCAGAAAACCGAGGTAGCCGATGACGTACACCGAGGAAACTTTTGCGACGATAATCACCCGCCGCCCGTTGGCGATAAACCAGTAGTTCATCGGCTGATTCCAGAGCGTGAGAATCGGAGACGGGTGCGACTGGCCCGCGCCGCCGATATATCCGGCCTGATTGATGAACGCGAGCGACGAGGTGAACGCCGTGAAACCGCCCAAGCGCCAGTTGTAGTAGTCCGCGGTCGAGTTCGTGAAAACGAGCGCGCCGACGAGAATCTGGTTGGTGCCGCCGTTGCCCGGAGCCTGCCAAATCATTTCGCTGCCCGCGACGCGCCGCAACGATGTCCACGCGGGCGTCGTCGAAAACGTCCAGGTATCGCCCGCGACGAAAGCGGTTCCGCCCGCGGTGATGGAGAAATTCACTTTCGAATTGACGAAGGGCGTCCCGACCGTGCCGGTGCCGAGCGCGCCCGAAATGCTGCCGGTAACAGAAAACGCCGTCGAGCTGGTCATGGCGACCGTGATGTTTTCCACGACCGACGCCGACCCGCCAATGAGCGCGGAAATCACGCCGTTGCCCGTGCCGCTGTAGAGCGGAGAGGTCGTCATCCCCTGAGAGGTCAGAAACGTGTCGAGCTTATTCAGCAAATCGCCGTGGTCGGTCGCCGTGCCGTTTACCCATGACATTGCTAGTCCGTCCTTGAGAGCGCCCGCTGCGCTCCCTTCGAATTGTTTGTGAGCTGCTGTAGGATGACCTTTCCTGCCGCTTTGCTGCCCAAATGCCGCAGGATAAGCCCCTCGTCTAGCCCAATCCCCATCGAAATCTCGCTCGCCGTCGCCGCGCCGCCGCCGCCCACGAATCCGCCCGCGGCGAGGTGGGGAACATGCGTCGCCATGTTCAGGGTTTCGAGATTCGCCTGGCCGAGGGCCTTCACTGCCTCCGCGTTCAGCACGAATTCGCCGGACGAGAGCATCGCCGGAATCACATCCGATTTCGGTCCGCCTGGACCCGTGACCGGACCGCCGCTTGCGAATTTAATCGCGCCGAGAATCCCCCCCAGGAATCCGCCGAGGCCGCCGCCGCCCTCGCCCTCGCCGCCACCTTCGCCGCCCGTGTCGCCGAGGAGTTTTTTCTTGATAGCGGTGAGCACGAATTCCGCCGCCATCTTTTGCAGGTCGCCGATGATGGATTTCGCCAGATTCGCGAAGGCGTCGCCGAAGGATTTCGCCTGGGTGATTCCCGTGGTGAAAAACTGCCCGATATTCTGAGCGATTGATTTTTGCGCGGTCGCAAACGCCGAAAGATGTTTCGCACCTGCATCGGTCGCCGCGGCGGTTTCCGAATTGTAACGGTCTTGCGCCGCGCGCTTCTGTTCGAGGAGCGCGGTGTACTCCTCGAGGTCTTTCGCGTAGGCCTCGCCCGTATCCGTCAAAAGGCGCGTTTGAATTTCCGCTATCTGCGCATTGATGTAATCGTTTTCGATGTCGAGCTTCTGTTGCGCGAGTTGCTTTAGCTGCGCGGTTTCCTGTGCGCCCGTGATGAGACCGCGGGCCGCGCGCCGTTCGATTTCGCGTTGTTGGAGCGCAATCGCGTCGGTCGCCGCGCGCTCCGCGTTGGCTTTCTGCTTGTCGCGAAATTTCGCATCCGCCTCGATTTGCGTATCGAGTTGTTTCGATGCGTTGATGCTGACCCGCTCTTGTTCCTTCGACCAAAAATCCGCGATTTCGGTCGCGAGTTTTTTCTGTTCGTCGGCGAGCCGTTGCTCCCCTTCCAAATATCGGACGCCAGCCGCGAGGAGTTTGGCATCCGCTTCGTCGCGCGCCTTTTGCCGTTTGTCCGCCTCTTCCTGGGTCACGAGCGTGCGATTTTGTTCCGCGTTTCGCAATTGCGCGGCGACTTCTTCCTGTGCGTCCGCGGCTTTCTTCACTTCGAGTTCGCGCGCGCGCTGCGCGTCCGCCTGTACTTGTTTCTCCGCTTCGCCCGCCCCGCCTAATCCAAATAGTCCGCCCGTTCCACTGAGCATCGCGCCAACCGCCCCGCGCGCGCGCTGCACAAACGAGGCCTCCGGTAACGGTGCGCTCAGTTTCTTTTTGACCTCCTCGAGGTTTGTCGAAGCGTCCGCGAGCGCCTTATTCAGGTCGCGCACGTCGATGTTGGCCACCTGGACCGCACTTTTTCCCATCCGTTCATATTCGGCGTTGAGCTTCTTCATCGAGTCGATGTGCCGGATGATTTCCTTGTTGAACTCGACCTCGATTTCGTAGGCTTTTTTCTGGTCCTCGGTATAGATGAGCTGTTCCGAAATAAATTCGGCCATTTTCTCCGCGGCCTGGATGATAACTTCCGTGAAACCGAGGGCCGCGGCAATCGGAAACGCCGCCGCCAGGAGTGGGCCGAGGGTTTCCGACGAGGCCAGCACGCCGCGCAAGTGCCGGTTGAGTTTGACGCCGACTTCTTCGCCGAGGAGTGCCGCCGCGCCTTTCGCCTCATGCATCGACCCGGAGAGACTTTCCTCCGCTGCCGCCGTCTCGGTCGCGCTCGCGGCGACCTCTTTTTGCTGGACCGCGAGCTGCTTCAATTGGTTCGAGAGTGAGCTAATCGCCGCGGAGATGCCGCGGTCTTCGGCGGTGAATGCTACGCTAACATTCGGAGGCGTCGACAATTCAAACCCCTTTCAGAATCTTGGGCAGGGCGGGCGGCTTGTCGGCGCGTTTCTGGTGCGGTGCCAGGATTGCCCACACGAGATAGTCGACGAAATATTCCTGCCGCTTCGTCTCCCGCAATTGCGCCAAGTAAAACAAAAACAAATCGCGCAGCGCCCATCCGCGGATTTCTTCGAATCGCGCCGGGTTGTTCCCGGCTACGGAGCGGATGACGAGCGCGAAATCTCCGAGGTCGCGCCCTCCGCGCTCGCGGTAGCGGGGACCTCGTTGCTCTGGTTCGAAGAGTTCGGGGAAGTCTTTAAGGATTCGGGCTCGCGTAGAAAAAAAAATTGCACATGGCGCATAATCTCGCGGTTCATGGTGAGCTTTTCTTCGGTGTCGGTAATCGCCGCAAAGCGTGCCGCGTTTTTTTCCGCCTCTTCCTGATTCCACGTTTTGCCCTCTTCGATGAGGAGACCGGCGAGCAATCTGTACTTGCGCCCGCTTTCCACGATGCGGTCGAACATTTCTCGCGACCGCGCGGCCCTCTCTTCGTCCGTCGACGCCTCGATGCCCATCAGTACGTCGGTCGCGCCGGACCGCCGCAGTTGGGTCATGATGTAATCGTCTTGCACCGATGCCATTGCATCGGTGACGCCGTGAAATTTCCGACCGTCGAGTGTCATCTCCATTTCTGGTCTCCTTGCGAAAAATTCGAACAGGGGCAGGTGCTCAGGGTACCCACCCCCGTTGTCCCACACAGCGCCGGAGACCATTCAAGCGCCGTGCAAGAGCGGTTTGCGCGGTGAGGCTTTGGTCTCCTCGTTCCCCCGCGCTTAAAAGAAAGTCGCCTGGAAATACGGGGCCGTGGGATGCGACGCCGTGCTGTCGAGAATCATTCCCTTGAGCGTCCAATTCCCATAGTCGTCGGCAATCAGGCCGAGCGCGCCGTTTGGGTTGAGATTCACCTGCCAAATGTCCAGAGCGATTTTCTGCCCATCGGTCGGGTCCGGGTCGAAGGTGAGTTTGCCCTTGATGTAGGGCTGCGTCGCTCCGTTCACCTGGTTGTTTGTGGCCACGAGCGTCTTGTAATCGACGGTGACCGCCGTCGTGTCGATGACCGCGCTCGCCGTCGGAAAATAAATCAGGCCGAGCTGTGGGTCGGAAATGATGTAGTCCGTTCCCTGAATGAGCGCCGTGCCGCCCTGATGCACGACGGTATTCGCCGGGAGACTCACGTCGAGATTCATGTTGAGCGTGCGGAAAAACTTTCCGTGTTTCGTGGCCGTGGCAGAGGCGAGCGCCTCCGCGGTAATCGTCTGCACGGTTCCGACGAGCGGCACCACGCCCGCGGACATCATCACAATGGCCATGTGCGCCGCCGAAAAATCCGTCCCGGTGATGCTCACCGAGGGTTCGCGCTTTTTCAGGGCGGACGCAATCAGCGAAACGTTTTTGTTGATGGATTGAAACAGCGTCGCGATGTCGTCCTTGATGTCCAATTCGAGTTTCGTGCAATTCCCCAAATGCTGCGCGCCGGTCAAATTTCCATTCGCGTCGAAAACGTCGAACAGAATCGAGCCTTTGCCGAGCATCGGAAGGTGCGGCACCGGATACAAGAGTCCTGGCATATTTCCTCCTCTAAGAATTCGGGTCTTTCTTTGTTAGGTCGGCCCGCGCCGTCCGGTATTTCACCGTGAAGTGAATCGCCGCGGCTGCGACGGCGATTTCTCCCTCACGCGAAAGCCACGCCGTCCGCTGCTCGTCGATTCCACTGGCCAAACCTCCAAACTTTTCGTTGGCGATGAGCGTGTTTGTCACCCACACGAGGAGCGGGTCGAGCGCCACATCCGGCGGGCCGGTGCCCGCATCCGCGCGGCACTCCACCACGAGCGAGAGTTGCCTCTCGGTGAGCGGAGCCTGGTAGGTTTGTCCGGCCAGCGGTTTCGGCGCGTCGTCGTCCGCGTAGAGCAGGACCGCGGGCAAACTTTCTTTTTCGATGGGCCGCAATCGCTCGCGCGTCACGGTGAGACCCGCGGGTCCGCCCGTTCCCGCCAGGAGCGCCGCCGCCGCCACGAAAATTTGCTCGCGAATGCTGGACATCGATTAACCCTCGCCGGTCGCCGTCTTGCTCGCTGGTGGCGGGCCGAGAAATAATTTCGTCGTTCCGCCGTCGCCGTATTTCAGCCGCTCGCGCACGGTGTACGATTTCCCATCGATGACCACGACCGAATCGACTTTGACGGCGGGAAAGGCCGAGGTCTGAATCGTGAGCATCGGCTGGCCGATAATCACCTGCGCGCGCGCCGGGTCTCCCGTCAGTAGCTCGTCGTTCCAATCCATCAAGGCAATTCCGGCGACCCCATCGATGGTGCATGGGACCGCGCCGGTCGCCTGCAAGAGCGTCGGTATATCGCCGTCTTGCCAAATCGTCGTCATTCGCGCTTTGCGCCCGCCTTCTCTGCGACCTGTGGCGGACCGGACGAAATTTTCCGCGGTGCCGGGTCGCCGTGTTCCGGCGTCTCGACCGTCACGGAGTACGGAGCGCGACCGCCGTCGATTAACGTCGCGAGTCCGTCGCCGACCAGGATTGCCGCCTGGACGCGCGAGACCGCGAACACATCGCCCACGGCCCCGTCTTGCCCTCCGACGATGCAGGCTCGCAGGAGTTTGACTCTCAATTCTTTCGGTGCAGCCATTGTGGTCTCCTCGTTTTCTTTTTTTTGGCCACTGAATGCTGAGGGCTCAGTGGCCGAAGCCCTTTTTCGGGTAAGGAAAATTAGGCGACTGCAACGGCATTCGATGGCGGCGCTGCCGTCGAGCCCTTCGCGTTGGTCGCGGTGACGATGCAGGTAAGGCTATGTCCGACATCGATGTCGGCGACCGTGTAAGCATTTCCCGTCCCAACATCGGTCACGCCGTCGCGCTTCCAGAGATAGGAATAACTCGTCGGTTCGCCGGTCCAATTGCCCATCGTGCATTGCAGAGTTTGGCCAACCGTCCCAGTGCCCGAGACATAGGGCGTGGTACTGCAGACGGGCGGCGCGGTCGGTCCCGGCGATTTTGCCGAGCCTTCGCCGATGATGATGCGCGCCTCGTTTTCGTAGGCGTTGACAACGTCGCCGGGTTCGCAATCTTCGCCCCCGACGATGATGGGTTTCAGAATTTCCACCTGCACGGTTTCTTCTGGCCGGAAACCCGCACTGACCGGCGGCGGGTCGTGATGCGTCGAAACGGTGGTCATGGATTGCTCCTCTCGGAAAAAAAGAATGCGAGCCGGGGAATTTTTCCCCGGCTCGGAAAATTGTTTTAGGTTGGGATGACGTACTTCGCGGCGACGAACGCGCTCGGATATTTCAGCGTCACGTCGACGAGCATGAACGTGGTCAGCTCGACCATTCCTTGCTTTTTCAAACGATAGGGGTCGACGACAAGTTCGAAGCCATTCCCCCACATGGAAATGACCATCGTTTCGAAAACTCCACGGATGAGCGTGTGGAGATTCGTGCCGGTGCCCTTCGTGCCGTTCTTCGGCACCTGGTTCGTCGACCGCCCCATGTAGCCGTCAACGGTGTTGTCGTCGACCCAAATCGGGAAGCCGACCGTGTTCGCGAGTCGCGCCGTGCGCTTCAGTTTGCCTTTCGTTTCTGGCGTCGTGAGCCAAGCGCCTTCGCCGAGCTGGTCGGCGTTCGCGACTTCGAGCTGAATCGTCATGTTCACGATGTCATCCCAGGCGGGCGCGCCGCCGTTTCCGGCGTCGGCAATCATGTTGTAGAGCGTGACGCCGGTCGTCTGGAGAATGCCGGTCGGTTGGGTTCCGCCCGTTCCATTGATAGCCGCGAAATCGATGGCCAGGGCCATGTCCAACGAAAGGTCTTCGCGCACGAGGGTGTCGACATCCACGACCGCTTGCGCGAGCAATTGCCGCGAATAGCTGGACGAGGATTGATACGTGTGCGGAGACGCGGGAATCTGCGCCAGAGTCAACGCGCTGTCGGTAACGTCGACGCCCGGATTTTCCGCGACCCACGAGCCGGTCGCTTTTCCGGTTTGCTTCGGGTAGGCGACGTTATCGCGCAACCCGGTGATTGTCCGCGCGCCCAATTCCTTGACGCGCATCCGGTTGTAAAGAAATTGAATGAATTCGCCGGGCTCAACGAACACCAGCGCGCCGCCCGTGGCGACCGTTCCGGTGTAGAGGCCCGCGCGTTTCTGAACCGGTTCACGCCCGGAAAGAGCGCGATGCATTTCGAACAGTTTCGGGTATCGCTTCGCCAGGTCCGGGTCCTCAACGTGCCGAATCGTCCAGGGCACGAACAGACCGCCGTGGCTCGCCTGTTTGCTGCGCTTCTCGATGGCCGAGGAGATTTCCAGTTCCAGACAATTCACGGTCTTGTTCGAGCCGGTCTCCGCGAATTCGCGGTTGGTGACCATCGCCATGATTCCGCGGGCCAGGTTGTAATCGCGCTGCTCAGTTTCGCTGAGACGGACCTCTTGCTCGACTTGTTCCGCGCCTGGTTGCCCGAGCGGACGAGCCGAGCCGCGCTCGCCGAGAATTGTGAGAATGCGCTGCGAGGCCTGGTCCGGTGTGATTCCTTCCTCGACCATTTTTGCAACGAGTTCGTGGTCGATATTGTGCCGCTTGCCGAGCCGAAAAATTTCAGCCGCGGCGGTCTGTGCTTCTTTAACTTCGGTTGCCATAGACGCCTCCGTGAGATTCGGCTTGGAAGCCGGATTGATACTGCGAATGTGAATCGGGAAAAACCTGCGCTCGTTGCGGTTGTGTCCGACCGTAGGGTCGGCGGGCACGGCGACGGAGCTGGCCTCGACAGGCATCCAGCGGGTCGCGCGATAGGTGTCGCCCTCGGTATCCGAGGATTTTTCGAGCACGAATTCGTTGACCATGTAACCGACCGAAATGAAACGCCGGATGCCGTCCTCGATGTCGCGCTTCACGGCCTGGGCCGGAGCGTTCGCGGAAAATCGCACATTGCCGCGGAGACGTTTGTCGTCATCGAGCCGAATGCCTTCGATGATTCCCACCACGTCGCGAGAATCGTGGTCCACCAAAAACGAAAGGCCGCGCTTGGCGCGCGAAAGGTCGACCGCCTCTTTCGAGTGGTCGAGAATCTCCGTTCCAAACCACCGCTTAACCGGAAATTCAGATGAGAGCGCGATTTCCATTTCGTCCGTGTCGTCGCCTTCTCTTCCTTCGCTTCCGCCCGCGAGTGGCGTATCGGCCGGTACGGTGGCGTCTCCTTCTTTCGCCGCGACCGCCGCGCCCGGAGTTTCCGGTTCGGGCATCACTTCGACGCCGTCCGCTGCGCGCTTTTTCGCGGGTTTCTTTTTGCCGTCTTTCCCGCGGTCTTTGTTTCCGCGGAAAATCACTTCGGTGATTTCGAATTCGCGGCTTTGCATTTCGAGGAGCAATCCGTCGCGAAAATCTTTTTTTTCGGGGAGCCTCATCGTCGTCGTCATCGTTTGCCTCCTGGGAGTGCCACTAAGCGGGACGAATCTCCCGCGGGCGCGGTCGTCTCTTCGACCGTGCCATCCTCGCCCTCTACTTGTTCGCCCGGACCCTTGCTGACTTTTGGCGGTTTCGCCGCGGTCGAGATTTCGAGGCCATACTGTTTTTCGAGTTTCATCTCTTCCGAGAGCTGCTCGTAAATGTCCTCGACATCCTCGCCCTTGTCCGCCAGGACATCGGCCCTCGAGGTCAGACCGCCAGAAATGCCGAGGAGCGCCGCCTGCACGTCCTTGAGCGGGTCCACCCACTGCCAGCCGCGCGGTTGCCAAACGCCATCGAGGAAACGCGCCGGGTCGCGCGAATCGAGCACCAACTCGCCCGACATGAGCGCGTAGTCGAGCCAATCCTCGAAAACCGGACCGAGAAACGACTCGACCATGTACGATTGCAATCGCCGCCAGAGGTCGCGCTCGATGAGCATCCCCGAGCGCAGAGAAGAATAATTGACGCCCACCAGGTCGCTCGCGAGTGCGTTGTAGGAAACGCCGAGGCCGGTCGCCACCTGGCGCAAAAGCGTGATGACAAAATTTTGAAAGGCATTCGCCGGATGGTCCGGATTCCAGGCGACGAAATCCATGCCGGGCGGAAGCGTTTCAATCATTCCGGGGTTCGCTTCGAGCGTATAGCTCCCCTGCTTTTCCGCGTCGGTGTTCGGCGCTTCCCACGCCGAGGGGTCCGAATATTTGAGCCATCCCATCTTGGCCGCGCCGGTCCGCGCTGCGACGAGTTCCGCCTCGATGTAGCCTTGCAGCATTTTGAGTTGCGCCATCACCGGATGGAACCAGGTGATGCCGCGGGTCTGATTCACGCGCGCCGGGTCGAACAGGTGAATAATTTCAGACGCCGGAATCCGTTCGCGGTTGAGCGTTCCGCCCATCTCCGTGGGCGGGCGCGGGTTCACGTAATAGGCAACGGGCCGACTCCACTGGTCGACCTCGACGCCCATGCGGACCTCGTTGTCGCCCTGCGAAAGAAGCCGGTTAAAGAGCGGGTCGACCTGGTCCGCATCGATGATTTGCAGCGCGTAGCGGTATTTATTTTTGAACGCGGGCAACTTGCGGACGAAACACTCGCCGTCCTGGGCAATCGTCCGCATCACCAGGTCTTGCACGCCGCGGAAAGAAAGTTTGCCGTCCGCCGTGCAGTTCCCGGCCTTGCTCCAATCCTTCCAGGCCTTTTCGATTTTGTCGTTGATGGGCTTGGCCAGGTCGCCGGAATTGTTCCGGCACTTCGCCTGGTAGACGATTCCTTTGTCGCCCACCACGTTCGCGGCCAGCAGGTTCAAATAGTTTTTCGCAATCGGATTGTTGCGCTGCAGGTCGCGCGCGCGAGCGCGGAGCATTCGAATCGAGCCGCGGATTTCCTGGTCAGACGATAGAAGCGTGCTGACCCAATCCATCGTTAGCCGGTTGACCTGTGCGCCGTCGTAAAGATAATTCTGGCGCTTCCCGTATCCAAACAGGCCCAGGACGCGCTCGAAAAAAGTTTTCTTTTTCATCCGATTGTCGTCACGTACACCCACGTCGGCGGCACAGCCACCGCGGGCTCAATCATCGGGAAAGCAATCCGGTAGGCGACGCCGAGCCTTCCGGGGTGCTGTTGTCTCCACACAATCGACTTGTAGAAGCCGAGGAGTTGGGTCAGGTCCTTGATGGCGTACTTCGCGACCGCGCGACCCGCGATGTGATAGCTCTGCACTCCGTTCGACATGTCGCCGCTGATTGCGGCCTGGAGCACGGCGATGGTTTGTTCTTCGAAAGTTTGAAACGCGCCAGCCGGGGCGTCCGCGGGACTGGGCACCAGGTTCGTCACGAGCGTGTCGCCGGTGAGGTCGTAGGTTTCGCCGCTCGACGCATTGACTACGCGCTCACAATATCGATACGCGCCGGGAGCCTGGGTCTTCGTCGCCGACGCCGCAATCGTCACGAGCCAGCCGGGGCCGTTCGTCGCATCGGGCGAGGGCGTGCCCGCCGCGCTAAACTTTCCGGTCGCCCCGTTGAAAAAAATCGTGTAGGCAAAATCCGGCGCTTTGAAGCAATCGAACGTGCGGGTAAATTTGACGGTGGTGCCTTGCCCGATTTGCAGGGGGACCCAATCGGGAATCTGGCATCCGAAGCAGAGGGAGCCGTTCACAACCCGGAACGGTAGAAGCAGGACCGCTATCAGTTCCAGTAGAGAATACGTCTACACAATTTAATTGGGTTTTGTGCGAAAAGCGGTCTCCGGGTCGATGCCGAAAATCGCGGAGTAGACCGCGCGGGCCTTCGCCCGGATACCGGCGACGTTCGCCATCGTCCGCGGAATCTCAGGATGCATTGCGAGGGTTGCCGCACTCTGTTCTAACAGTCCGATTCTAAAGCGGTGCTGCTTTCTAACACATCTTTTATTTCTTGCGCATTGAGTATGACAGCATAACGGTGACCGTTGGCCATGCGTTCCGGCAGGCAGTCCAATTTGCATTTCAATCCTTTAGCCTTTTTCGTCAGAACTGACCGAACTACTTCTATCTTGGTTCTGTGTTCGGCAAGAACTGCCGTAGCTTTGCTGACAGCTTGCTCAAATGATTGGTCATTAGGGAATAATGCCCGGTCTGCATCTGCTCCTTCTTCATACTGTTCCGCGTCATCAGTGCATGGGACAATCCTTTCTGCTGCAACCCCTGCCGCGAAAAAAAGATAGTGGTCTTCTGTATACTTTTCCGGGGGAGGAAGCTCAACAAGTGTGCAGAATCTAGGGTCAGTCTTGTCATACGCTACGCCATCGCAAGGAAGCCGCAGCAACAGACACATAAGCGCATGGCCAGTTTCATGAATGAACTGGCGGTCAAAACCCCACATCAACACTTGGGCATCCCAACTCATAGATTTTGCTTACCGCGCCATTGTGTTCGCGTCTGTTCCACTTTTCGCCGCGTGCTATTCTTTCCACCCAGTTTCACTGGTTATCGTGTAGCTCCATGTTGAACCGCTGGGAAATGCTCTTAGGGCTGAGCCACAGAAACGCCCCGACTTTCCCTTATCCAGCGGAGCACCTCCATACCTCTTCAGATTTACATATACATTTCCGTCAGCAGGTTTGGGGTCAAGAGTAATGAGAATTACGATTTCTTGCAAAACGTAACTAGAGCTGTTTGATACATCAAAGCAAACTTCATTTTTGAAATCCCACTCACCCTTGCTCATCTCAACTGCAAGCCACAAGATGTCAGCCGATGGAATGGGTTCTGCTGGTCTGTCAAAGCTGACGGCTTCCCAACCGCCTGTACCCAGCCTGTCTGTACGGCCAGCGGCATTGTCCACTCTGTACTGTGCATTCCCTTGTTGCAAATAAGTGTAGGTCTTAACTCCAAACTGCCTTCCAACCAGATAACCTTCCCCAGCGGCAATAGCTACCGCCAACAACAGGATGACCCCAGTGGCCGCTTGGCTTGTGGGCTTTTTTTTATACCAATACAACGCAAGCGCACCCCAGAGCACGGCCTCAACCAAAAAGATAGGAACAATTCCTTTCACGAAGGAGACGATTAGGCTAAGTAGTGCAAAGCTAGCAAATACGATTGTGCCAAGGTTGGGACTTGCGTTGACTGAGGCTGACTGCGTTGGCCCGGTTGTTGGGGCTGGGTGCGACACCGCTGGGGCATCTGTTCCGGCAGGGGTTTCAACTATTGGTGGAATTTTAGTGGGCGTCACGGAGAAGGAGTAACCACACTTTCGGCAGAAGAGTGCATCATCAGGCAAATCAGTGCCGCACTTCATACAAAACATGAGAAACGGCCTCCGTTGGAATACGTCTCAAGAGCGCAAGGGATGCGTGGTCTTGGTTCGCTCGTCATACGTACACTCTCTGTAGCCGCCACCCATCGTCGTACTTCACAAAGACGGCGGTCCCGCTTGCTTTTTCCGATATTGGGGCGCACCACCTGGTTAAATCTCCCCACACGCTGCCGGGGATGCCCAGGCACTTGCTATAGCTGACCGGGGATTTGTCCCCGAGCGCGACCAGTTTTTTTGCGGCTTCGCCGGTCGGCACCCAATGAAACATGAACTCAACGCGCACCGTGTTCGCATCCGGGTTGGTAATTCCGCTCACATAATCGAGAGCGAAATCCGCCTGGGTCACTGACGCGCCCTTGTCGCCCTTTTCATATCCGTACAAATGTTCGTCGCCAAGGCTCCTTCGAATTAACGCCTCTGCTTCACTCCGCGATGGCACGCCGCCGTTGCAGGCCGTCATGTTCATCGCGAAAAAAAGAATCGCCACAATTCGTCTAAACATTGCTGGTCTCCGTTTTCGATTGAGATTCCGGGCGCTGATATCGTTCTATTTCGCGCCTTCCGCTGCCTTCCTCAAGGTGAGGAATGCTTCCTTCAGCGTATGGCTGACCGCACTCTCTGGCTCTGCGATGACTAGCTTTTGATACTCATCCAAAAAGTCGGTTCGCAGTCGGTGAAACAGATGGAGGAAGTGGAAAATGAATCCCAAGCAATCCAGAATCGTAATCTCGACTCCGCCTAGCTCTTCATAAAGGCTGACCGCGTACTCCATGACATCCGGGTCAACTCTGTCCGTCGTGATGAATACATAGTGCTGAATCGTAGCTTTGTGCACTTTGATTTTTTCTATCGCGTGAGTGATGTCGCCCTTGCTCACAGACTTCATCTTCATCTCGTAGGCTGTGACCACGGCATCGTCATCGACCAATGTAATTTCCAAGTCTCCTGCTGCTCCGGTCTGCTTGTCCGCTGCGTTGTGTGAGTGTACGTGCAAAACTCTCTCGCCCAAGCGCGCCGACGCAGCATTGTAGGCCGCTGCAACTATCAGCACAGGAAGACGTGCGGAGTTTTTGCAGTCAAGATGTTGGTGGAGCAGCCTCACGATGTCTTCGGCGGACAGTGGCAATTTATCCGTACTACGCTTGATGTCCTTTATAAGATTTTTGAGGGAAATGTCTCGCTTGTCGCGTTCCAGAATTAGCAAGCGAATGGTCTCGTCCATGACGTTCTGTGCCGAGACGCGGTTCTTTTGAATGTCGTCAAAGAGTTGAAGAACCGCTTCGTACATCTCGGCGGGCCGACCTTCAAGTTCTACATCGGTTGTCAGCACGATGTTCTTGGTGCGAAAGCCCGGCGTGAGGAAAGCAGTAGTTGAGTTGATGGGCAGGTCGTAAGGCTTGTTCTTCAAAGCCTCAACGTATCTCTCGTCGTACAACCTACCGGAGTATTTGTCCCTTCCGGCGTCGCCAGTGATGTCTGTATACGGCTTCCGAATGTCAAACTTTGGGTTGTCAATTTTGGCGAGAGAGCAGGCGAGAAGCGCACGAACTCCCGCCCGGTTCTTCAGGCAAAGAGCTACGGTTTCGATGCGTTTGCGAATCTTGGCGTCTGTGACGAGTGGTTTGTCGAGTTGCTTCAGTGCTCGTTGGTACGAGTCATTCAGAGTCTTGGAAGAGCCATCCGTTGCCATTCGATTTTACCGCCTTCGGTTTCGGGTCGTAGTTTGTCCACAGCACTTCAACCCGCTTCCCCTTCGTTGCGTGGTTCGTCTTTTCGGGGCTGACGGTCTTTTTCCACTTTTTCGACGGATAGAGTTCATCCATCAAACTGCATTGGTAGTTTGAGATGGCGACCATGCCACGGCAAGAGTTTAATACCTTCGCTAACGTGCGGTGTTGCTCATCAGTCATCTCATGCCCGTAGGCTTTCGAGTCGCCTCTAGTTTCGTGAATGTATGGCGGGTCGCAGTAGAAGAGCGTCGTCACTGAATCGTAGAGCCTGATAACGTCGACGGCAGGACGATTCTCAATCTGAACGCGGAGCAGTCTCTCGGCGATGAATGGGAGCATCTCCACTCCACCAAGCCATCGACTGATAACGCCACTCATCCCCGCTCTACTAGTGTCCTTACAGTTTGCCCAACGTCCGATGGAAGCGGTTTGAGCCAATCCTGTCCTGACTTGTCTCGCTCGAATGTAGAAGCGCCGGGCGCGTTCGAGTGGCGGGCAGGCTGGGTCAAGTTTGCAGGCGAGAGAAAATTCCTCTCGCGAGAATGGAGTCAGGCCGATTGCTTCGACGAGTTTTTCTTTTTTATCTCGGAGCACACGGAAGAAATTGCAGACTTCACCGTCCAAGTCGTTATAGCTTTCGATGGGAGATGACTTCCGGTTGAGCAGCACGGCACCCGACCCCGCGAACGGTTCGCAGTAGTGATGACAGTGTGGCAGAAGTGGAAGAAGCCAGCCGAGATGCGAGAACTTTCCGCCGTACCAACCGAAGGGAATTAGCTTCTTGGTGGTGAGAGTCGAGATTGCAGGTGGTGACTTTCTCCGTCCCGTTTGAACAGGCTTCAAAGCAGGCGCAACGGCGATGCCCATCGGTTTTCCCCCGACGAAAATACTACCACATTCGCTTTTTCTTTGATTGGCGGTCGTCGGCAACGTGCCCGGCGGTGTGGTCGTTTACTCAGCGGACGACTTGCGCGGAAGGGCCCCGAATCCGCCGTCAAGCCATCCCACCTGGCGCGGCTTAATTTAGCTCCTCACGGAATCGCCCGCACGCCTCGGTCAGTTATTTCTAGCTGTTGGATGACGCTACCGCAAAACCCGCCTGTCAGACTGTTCTCGAAAATTAGTTGATAGCATACCTGCCTACTTCCGAGGTCACCAAAAACGTCCCTGTACTCAAGTGCTCCGTTAAGACCCGTGGAGAAGCCCGGAATCTGCCGAGCATGGAATACGTGCTTAAACATGGCTTGCCCAGTCAAGGTGCGTGATTCTTTCGGCCCCAAATCAAAAGGGGTCGTGGGGAAGGTAATCATCAGGGGCCGTCTGTCTGGGTCGGGTATTACATTGAGCTTTGGCGTAATCAATTCAGCCGGTGTGTTGCCCATGTTCGTTATCGTTATCTGGTAAGTCATTAAGAAATCTTTGTCTTTCGCCACGGAGTCGATGACTGTCGCGCCGTTGGTAACAGCGATTTGGTAGGTCAGGTAGGCCCGCTGTGCGGCCTTCAGGCCGAAAATCGCATAGCGGGTGCTATAAATGCTGACAGCCAGCGCAAAGATGGAAATGAGAACAGCATAAGGAAAGTGACGAAGAAATGAGTACAGTCGAACAAAGCCAGCATAAATTGTTTGGGCAGCGCCACGGAGTTTATCGAACATAGTGGTAGGCATTGTCCGTAGACTAATCTTCTCTTTTACTCTTAGTCAATGGCTGTGCGACAGGTCAGCTAAGTAACTCCCAAATTATGGGGAATGGTGGGAACGGCGAGGCTTGAACTCGCAACCTAGCGGTTAGGAACCGCTTGCTCTATCCATTTGAAGCTTCCTTCCAGTCCACACGAGCAGCAGACAAATTACCAGAAATATCCAAAACCCATAAGATGGGTCAGCCCAGACTAGGGAGCTGTTCTTGACGGGATGTGGCCGAGCCAGATAATTAACAGGTAGCACAAGCCAAGTTTTTTCTGCCTGCGCCTCTACCAGCATTTGGAGCATTACGAAATGAAATACAAGATTCCCAAGTAAGGTAATAGTGGCGAATCCGAGAAATCGTCTCACACCAGACAAGATTTTGTAGAGCTTGGGGTGAAGCTTTGTCCTTGCTAACCAGTCTGTGAGGCAAAAGATTATGAAGAGGATGGCAATGTATAGTTGCACCTGCAGTTCGAAGTACAAGTCGGAATCGAGAGGAGCAGGAGCTTCTGCAAGAAACAACCGGTAACCACGTATGTGATTAGGGTTCATCCAAGGAAGACACAGACACAGACCGGCCAGAACAATAAATACGGCTTCCGACATTTGTGAGGCTTTCCGAACCCACCGGATAGAATCCAGCCTCTTTCTATAACTGCGCCAGCGACTGCCAACGACTCGTTCAAAAATCTCACGCACCCTTCCTAGAATTGGCATCCCCGTGTACTGCTCAAGTCTCTCTGCGTACCTCTTTCTGGTAAGCCAAACTAGAATTCCTATGGCGGCGATACAAAACCAAACCCCTCCGGTGTAGTCGAAGGTCGATTCCATTTCATGTGAATTCGCAGGATTCTCAAAGAAACCAAAAGAGAGCGACATGTAGACGGTGGCGCAGATTAAGGCAAACAGAATTAAAGATTCTGGCTGTACCATCAAGGGCTTTCGGTAAACCTTGCACGGGATGTCACTGATAGCGCCGTCCGACAGAGAGCCCACAAGAAAATCGGATTGAATAACTAAGCCGCTTTTAAAGGAGTGCACGTTCCGATTGTGGCCAATCCAAGCGACGACGATGGCATTGACGCGCTCTCTCATGCTCAGAACTAAAGCCGCCGCCACTACCGCGATTAGTCCGAAAGGCCACCAATCGGCCAGCGTCACTCCATTAACCTCTACATTCTCCTGAAGGTACGGAACTTTGACGTGAACGATGTATGCGCGCTCCAGTTCAAGAAAGTACTCGTTTCTCAACGCACCCAGTTCACCTTCAAACTGGATAACTTGCATGATGTTCTTATACCACCCATTCTTTTCTTGAAGGAGCGCGGAAGTTACATCGGTGTCGGTGCTGAAGAACCCGAAAGGGCTTTCGACCGAAACATTCCATTTCTTTTTAAGCTCAACTAAACGCTCGTCATAAGTCTTATCGATGGGAAGAGTCTTCTGGTCGCCAGCTTGAATTGCTGCCCATAAACCCCACGTCGCTACGGCCCAAAAAGCCAAGAGGACGAGCCTTGTTCCTGAGGCCCTTCGCAGTAGCTTTATGTACTCAGCGGCTTCGCGATTTGAGAGAGCGTTCGAATCCATATCCTCGATGATACTTCTACAACCTGTATATCACGATTGTGAGTTGCCTTGAAGTGATGCAATCTGGGTTCCGCATCTCTGCCGCAAATCCTTGCGTCGCCCCCTGACCAAGCTAGGGAAGTAAACCATTCATTTTGCACCTGTGATTCTATAGAATCTCGCTCGATGACAATCGATTCGGCAGATTTCGAAAGCACTGATGTCGCATTGTACTTGTGCTCACTCTCCGATTTTTGTTAGGTTATTCCGTTGGCGACGAGTTCCCCCGAATCCGCCGTCAAGCCATCCCACCTATCGAAGAGGGGACCATGCGCTTTGGCCCCTCTTCTTCTGCCTTCACTCTTTCGGTTTCACTCCGTTGAGGATTCGAATTTGCAAATGTACTTCGCGGTGATGACGACCGCGGACACCGTCGCGCGAAAGTATCTGCTCGAGGCCGCGGCGGGCGGCGACCGGCATTTTCCAGCAGGTCACCGTCGCCGAATGATGTGCTCGATGCGCGGGAAGACTGGTCGGAAAAAATGCATTTACTTCGAAGGTCCCTTTCATGGTTTCGTCTCCTCCAATCAGAAATCGAGTTCAATAGAATAGTCGGACCCGCCGCGGGTGATGCGCCGAATCATCCCTGGATAGAGCGACGCCAGGAGTTTGATTGCTTGCAGCTCCATCACCTGAGTGCGGTACGCCGAGCATCCGCCCTTGTCCTTCCAATGCGAATTCTCCCAATAGAGATAGCGCGCCGCGAGGACGCCGCCATCTTCCTTGATACAGCGGAGCGCGAGTTCGTAATCCTCTTTCACCGGAAACCGTTCGTCGAATCGCGTCCGCCCATCGTTGAGGATTCCCATAAACGAAGCGGTGACGTAGCTCCGAAAAAGAATCGGTTTGAACGGATAGATAGCCCGCGGCGCGCTCTGCGTCGCCACTCCCCAAATCCGATAGTGCAATTGCTCCGTGATGTCGAAAAGGCGCTCGCACTCGCGGAGCCAATCCTTTTCGCGCAGCTTGTAGCGTTTCGCGTGGTAGGCAAACATCCGCGTCCATCCCTGGAATTTCACATCGTCGTCGGCCATCACCACCCGCGGGTCCTTGACGTGGTCCAGAATCCAATTGCGCGTTGCGGTGATGCCCTTCACTATGTCCGGCACGGCGATGAGATTTCTCACGCCCGCGCGCGCGTAATCCACCATTTCGCTTTCCGGCACGAACACCTGGGCGCAGGACAGGACCGTTTGCGATTTCACGCCGGTCGGCCTTCCTTTCGAAGGAATCGCGATTATCATTTCCGCTTGGCCTTCCGAGTTTTGAAAAGCTCAATCAAACGTTTCGCGCGGATGACGCGCTCGATGCCTTTGTGGTCCATCGGCGAGCCCACTTTGTAGCCGCCGCGCCGGACCATTTCGAGCGAAAAGATTTGCCGGAGTTTTGAGAATTCGTCGTCGTCCGCGCACATCACGAGCACGTATTCTTTCCCCGGTTCCAACTGCACAGCCTGGTCGAGCAACGTTTCGACGTTTCCACCGCTATCGCCGCCCGCGCCATCGATTCCGAGGTCGCCCTCGAGGTTTGCAATCATCGTTTCGAGCGCCAGATTTCCAGGGTCCAATTGCGCAAGCAAACCGTGGAGCCGCATCTCGTCCGCTTTGGCGAGGCCGGTGATTGGGTCGAGGAGCGCCAGGACTAACTTTTCTTCCTTCGCGCTCAGGTTCACGTACACCACGGGGATTCGTTTCTCGTGGCGTTTGACCGCCAGGTTGACGCGCATGTGGCCATCGATGAGATGCCCGGTGGTTTTGTTCTTGATAACCGACTGGACCCACCCGACCGCGTCGAGCATCCCCGCCATCGTCGCCTCTTGGTCCGGTCCGTGCGTCCGCCAATTCTCCGGGTTCGCTTTGAGCTTCGCCGGGTCCTCCTGTCCGTATCCGACGATGCGATTTTTCAGCGGGCCAGGAATCGGTCCATCGGTCGCTTCTTTTGCCTTCGTTTTTGCCTGTCTACTGGTAGCCATACACCCACCCCGACCGTGGCGGTCGCCGTCCGCTTGGGTTCTGTCCACCCCCCTGCGGTGTTCCCGATGGTCCGCCGCTGCCACCCGGACCCTCATCCGGTGGCTCGTTTAACGCCGCCGCCAGCTCGCCGAGCCGCCGGATGACCCCCTGGCCGAGCACGTAGAGCGCAGCCATCGAATAAACTTCCAGGTCGAGCGCCTCATTCCGCGCGCGAATCTTGATGTACTCGCGAACGATTCCCCGCCCGCGCTTGTATCGCCGGATGGCCTTCTCGCCCGTCAGTTGCGCGAGGTACTCGTCCTCAATCCAATCGGGAAGGTGAATGAATCCCGGTCCGGGGAGCGGAATTTTCAGCCGCGCGAAGATGCGGTCCTTCGCCGTATCCGTTCCGACGATGAACAATTTCACGCGGTACTGATTGTTGGTCGAGAACTTGCTCAGGATTTCTTTTCCCGACTCGCTCGAACCTTTCAGGCAAAACACGCGCTTGTGCTGGCGCGCCTTGCAGAATCGATAGACCGAATCCGTGTGCGCGCCGCCGCTGTCCACCATCACGGAAGAGATTCCCACCATGCGCCCGGAAACGTGCTGGTACTCTTCGCTCAAAAAGTGGTCCGCCTGATTCCAGACTTCCTCTTGTCCAGGGTCGCCGAATAGTTGCTGGTAGGCGATGAGCCAACTCTCTTCTCCCGCGCCCCATCCCTTCACCACACATTCGAGCCGGTCATTCTGCACGTCGATGCTGGCCGTCAAAACTCCCACGCCGACCGGAACCTCGGCCAGATAATTTTCTTCCCGCGCTTTGAGGTCGGCGTGTTCGACGACATCGCCCTGTTCTTCCCAGGTTTCCCCGAGCCGCAGATTGATGAATGCTTTCAATTTCTCCGGGTTGCCTTCGTGGTTCGCCTGGTTCCACTCCTCCGCGAGGTCCGCCCAATTGTCGCGCCAGGGCGAGTACAGAGCGTTGAGATGGAAGCCCACGATAGAACGGTCGGGAAATTCCGCAATCCATTTCCCGCCGTTGAGCATGGGCCGTTTGAATCGTTCCGAAATTTTCTGTTTGCAACCGGCGCATACGAATGCGACGGAGTCGCGAATCACTCGCCGCGCGCCGTCGAGTTCGTAATACAGCCGGTACTCTTTCGTCGCCGGGTCTCTCCACCACAGCACTTGCAGGAATCCGCAGAAAGGGCACGGAACAAAAAACCGCCGCTTGTCGCTCGCTTCGTAATCGCGCTCGATGCGCGAGATGCCTTTCGGTTTGGCCGGCGTCGACCCTTTCACGATTTTGAAATCCGCGTACACGTCCGTGCGCCTGGTTCCGATTTCGAGCGGGTCGCCCTCGCCTTCGACATCGAGCGGATAGCCGTCGATTTCATCGAAGAGAACAATCGGGACCGGGTCGCTCCGCAGGCCTGCGCCGGAATTCGCGCCCGTGAGTTTCAGGAATCCGCCCGGAAATTCTTTCAGCGCAAGCGTGTTGCCCGCTCGCCGCGAGGTCGGGTCCTTGATTACCGCGCGGAGCGCCGGGCAGGATTGAATCATCGGCGTGATTCTTTTTTTCCCGTAGTCCTTCGCGTTGTCGATGGTCGGTTGCACGAGCATAATTGGCTTCGGGTCCGCATCGATGAAGTAACCGATGATGTTGTTTAGAGCTTCGCTGAATCCCATCTGCGTGCATTTCTGAATCACGACCTCGTGGACTTTCGGATTCAGAACGATGTCCATGATTTCGGTTTGAAACGTTTCCGGTATGAACGGGCCGGGCCGCGCGGTGGTGCCCTTCGGTAGGTGGCGATTCAGCATCGCCCATTGCGTGACCGTCAAATCGGGCGGCGGATTGAAGTGCTCATAGATTCGGAGCGCGGCGCTGCTAAGATTCGCGAGCGCGCTTTGATGGGTCTCGATTGCTTGCATGGTCTCCGTGTCCGTTCGCGCTTTGTGCCAGATACGAAAGCGCCGTTTTCAATTCCTTGTTGAGTTCCGCCTCGATGCTAGGCCGGTCCAGGCCGACGAGCTGCGCCGAGACCCGCTGACTGACCGCCAGGATTCGCGCCTTCGTCGTCACCACCAGGTCGGTCAACATTTTCTCGAGGTCCGGAAGTGCGATGAAGTCCCCGCGCTCCCGTGCGAGTTCCAACTCTTTCAATTCCGCCTCGGCGCTCAGGAGCCGCAATCGCTCGTGTGACTCCGTCCGGCCGCTCTCGTCGACGTTCCCGCTGCGCCGTCTGAGAGCGCCCTGCAAATAGCGGATGTACCACAACATGCATTTCCCGAGGTCGTATTTGCCGCGCGCTTCCTTCGGCATTCCTTCCTTCACCAATCGACCGACGTGGACCTCCGACACGTTTAAGGCTTGCATGAGCTGTTTGATTTCGACTTGTGGCATTTTCTGATTACTTTCAAATTATCGTGGCAACTAACCTAACCTAACTCCAAAATTTTCAGTCGCTAGTCACCTCCCGCGCTCGCCGTCACCCGTGGTCTACGCCACCCCCCGCAAGGACCCGCGAATCAAACACTCCCTGAAAAAAATCCGCAACTTACACCGTGGAGACGTACTAAGGAGCACTTGACGCGCGCGCGCATCATCGGACGTGTCTCCACTTCTCACCGCGCACGATACGATGCACCTGTTGCTTGGAGAGTCCGTACATCCGGCCCAGGACAGCGAACGAATGAGAAGGCCACAGCATTCGAATCGTCCTCACTTCGTATTCGTTCACTTTGTGGTTGGGCTTCTCGAGGCCTTTCCGAATGCGGGAATGATGGCCGGTCCACCGCTTTTGTTCTCCGTCGCATCTAGCGCACTCGCCACAATTCCGGCAATTGCCGTGCACACACAATTGCTTCTCGCACGTTCCGCAGATGTGCTGATTGAATCCGAGTTCGGTCTGGTTGAGGTGATGTTCCATTTCAGGTCTCCGTAGGCGGTCCCACTTTCACGAACACCGTGTTGGCAACGGGGCCAGCTCCGCGCGCAATCACAACGATGCCGGGAAATCTTTCTTGCAGTTTGCGGATGTAGCGGTCCGCTTTTCCTTCCTCGTCATCGGTGACGAATGCGACGGTTTTTCCAAACGTCATCGCCGCGTGGCCAATCGTTTCGATTCGCTTGTCCTCGTCGAAATCGGCGATGTCGGCATAGAACGGTTTTTCCATCTCAGGCCAGGCCTCGCTTAACTGCTTCGCCGAATTCGTGGAGTTCGGCGTCCAGGTCGCGGAGCATCTGTTCGTCGGCGGGTTGCGGGTCGGGTCCGGGCGTGAGGTTCACCATAATTTGACTGTACGCGGCGAGCGCGCCCGCATAGAACGCGCGCCGGGTCTCGGTTCGTTGAACTGAATCCGCGGGCACGTCGGCCAGCGTTGCTTCCGCATAGGTGTACCACTCAGCCGCGATTCGATTTTTCATGGTTGCCTCACTGTGATTTCCAAGCTGCGCGCCATCGACGCAATTTTGAAGCGCAGCCATTCGTTTACTTTCTTCCATCGCTCGTGCGGAGTGGCGGTCGGTGGGATGGAGTCGTTCACGGCAGCGACTTCGTCAATCAGGTCGCAATTGAGCACTGCTCGGGGATTGTCGGCAAAAAATGACCCGATAGCACAGTGCTCTCCGTTCGGGCCATCCAACCGGCCAAAAATCAAGGTCCGCCGCTTGGCGACGGAATCGCGAATCAGAAACAGCGCGGTGTCATTCGGAATCGCGCGCTCGCCTGGTCTTGCGTTCACCAATTCTGGTCGCATTTTAGACATGGGTGGTTGGTCTCCTCATTTCAGTTTTGCGCCGATGTGTTCCGCGCGTTTCATCACTTCGCGCTCAAACTCCTCGGCGAAAATTTCGGGAAATCGTTCGGCCCATTTTCTTTCCATCACCTGTTTGAGCTGCATCCGCGTTTTCAGCGGCGCTCGAGGCCGGAACATATAAACGAGCGAAGTTTCTGACGGGTCGACGGTGACCATTTTTTTTCGCGATTTGCTCCACACTCGACCGCCAGGACCGAGCCGCTCAAACACGCCGATGCCCGGCACGATAAAAGTTCCTTTGCGTCCCTTGCCCTGATTCAATCTCAGGTTCAAATAACGAAACGCGGTAAGGACCGGCGAGGCGAAATCGGGTCGCGCCGGTCCAGCGGTCAACGGAATTGCGAGGCCCGAGCCATGCGCCGGGTCTTTCGTTCCGCCTTGTCCTTCTTCGAAAAATCCGAGTAGCAGCGGCGCGCCCTGGACGCGCGAATCGATTCCCACCACCACGGTCAAACCGCTCGCGCGCGGGTACTGCAGAATTTTCACGCGCCCGGAAATCCACGATTTGCGGACAACGAAATGGGCGGCGACTTCCTTCCGACCGGCGTCGACCGCTTCCTTTGCCGTCCTGGTCATGGCGTTCGCCGTCGCAAACGGAATTTGCCGCAACACGTTGGCCGCGGTGGAAATCGCGTTTTCGATTCCGGTGATTTCTACTTTGACGGTCATGGTCGCCTCAATCGTGAATTGCGATGGCGTGAAGTCTGACGACATCTCCATAGGGGTCACCGGGCGCGGCGGTGGTCGTGAGGCAATTGACAGTGATTTTGTCGAGGGTGCTGACAAAACTCACAATCGAATACTTGGTTGGGTCCGCGGGTGGAATGACCTCGAGGCCGACGGCGACCGAATAATTCGTGTCGCCGAATGGAGTTTTCCAAACAAGGTCTACGGTAAATCGTCCATTCGCGAAATCGGCAGCGGTGAGTTCATATTGTGCCCGCGCGGGTTTTACGATGTGGGCGCTTCCTGCTGGCGTGTCGTCAGAAATAAAGTCAGGCATCGATTTTCTCCTTTTTGTTTGGTCGTCATCGGGAACTCCTGAGCACTTCGTAAATAAAGAGATAAGCGGTGAGCACGAAAAGCGAATTGAAAAAGAGCCATCGCCGCCAACGGTCAGAGCCAAAGCGCCGCGCATCGCGCCAGGTCATCAGCAGAATCACGACAAACGGCAACAGGTGTTCGAACATTTCACGCCGCCTCGATGGTGACCGGGTCGTTGACCATCAGGTCGATAAATTGCTGCGTTTTCTCATCCCAAAACACCGGAATCATTCCGACGAATCCGCCGAGCATGTGGTCGGAGAATTCGATAACCAGGCTGCGGCCATTTTCTGAGGCGATAGTGACCCGCCCGAGCACCTTGTCGTCGTGGTAGGACACGCGCACGCGGTCGCCGCGTTTGAAAATTTGTCTCATCGCGGGTATTCGCTCCAATCGTAGCCGTCGAGCGTCCGCGTCGTGTTGTGCTTCCCGACGCGCCAAACCATGAGCTGTCCGACGTAACTCCGCGGAATGTGTGAAGCGTCGAAACTGGTTTTGACCTGGTCGATGGCAATCCACTCGCCCCACTGTTTGAAAAAAAACGGAATGTGATGCTTCACACAGTCGTCGCGAATTCGCCGGACCCAATCGGGGTGCATCGCCCGCGCGCCGGGACCTGATTCGCCGCCGACGACAATCCAATTGGGGAGGCGCGCCGACTGGCTCAAATTGAGCCGGATGGGGCCGAGGAGCGGTTCGAGACTCCACCAAATGACCGCGGCGTTGGTATTCTCGAGGTCGCGCCGCCGCGCGTCGTAGGTTTCCTGGTTCTCCGCGCTCGCGCCGAGCCAAATGTTTTTGAGCGGCCAATCTTCGAGCCACATATCGAAATAGGGGGAGGAGACATCCTCGCCCGCGGTCTTGGCGCGAATTTCCGCGCGCCTGGCGACGCGAGCGACGAGGCTATCCGAAGGTGTGAGGGTGCTCATCGAATTCGTGTAATCGCACATCCGCCGGACCCGTTTTGTAAGCACCTGAAAACTGTGCCGCTCGCAAAGCGCCATCACCGCGAAAATGTTATCGATGAGACTCCGCGGAATCGGTTCGTAAAACAGGTCGCTCATGGAGTTGACGAAAATTCGCCGCGGGCTTTTCCATCGAAAGGGCAGATTCATTTTGTCGTCGAGGATGCGAATCGCGCCGGTCCACCGCGGTTCGAAGGTCGATTTCAGCGGTTCGTGTTTGATTTCCTTTAGGACGGCGAGGCCTTCGTACGGTTGCCCAGGACCGTTAAACCGAGCTGCCAGCCGTTCCGCATAACAATTCCGGCACCCTTCCGAGACGCGCGCGCATCCTCGGATGGGATTCCAACTCGCATCTGTCCATTCAATTTTTGACCGGTCTCCCATTGGTTGTCTCTTTCTTCCCCGATTTCACTGAGGGGTTTTGTCGAAACTGGCTGGTGCCGAAATCATGCTCGAACTGCACCGCGTCCGCGGCGGTCCTGATTCGGCTAAATCGCTCTCTCCGAATTCGGTCGATGGACTCCTCGTGTCTGGACCGCGTCGCCTGGGTCATGGCCTTCGCCTCTTTCTTTCTTCGCGATTTCCACAATTGACAACCGGCGCAAACCGCGGAGCGCCGCCTGGTACTTTTACTCTTAGAGTTATTAATTAAGATACGGTGCGCCACTTCTGGCGCATCTGGTGCGCCACTTGTGGCGCATCGCGTTTTTCATATATCACCGCTTTTCCATCTGGTTTTCCTCCGCTTATCCTCAACGGTTCGGGCGGCGGAAAAAGGCCGAGTTGCCGGACCGGGAATTTTTTCTGGTGCAGAATCCGCACGAGAAACCCGTGGCCGGTCTGGACCGTCGCGATGTATCCGCCCGCGCGGAGCTGGCCGAGCCATCGTTGAATCGACCGGCGCTTGCTCCCAGGAAATCGCTTTTGAATCCATCCGACATTGATTGGCTTCCGGTAGTTGACCCACCCCTCGGCGTCATACTGAAAATCGACCAGCATGAGGAAAAGGGTGTGGGCCTTCCCGATTGCGTTGACGTGCTTCTGGTCCGCGAGACCCGGAGCGATGGAGACATATCTCGGTTTGTCGCTCAGAACAGCACCAATTGCGCCTTGCGCGCCTCGCGTTTTTTTTCGGGCCGCGGAGCGGGTTGCGGCGCGGTCGGGTCGGTGGGTTCCGGTGTCGAGCCGAAAAACTCGGCCTTTAGACACATCTGTTTTTCGAATCCCTGTTTCTTGTACTTCGGCATGGCTTTGAAATTGGCGAGCATGTCCTCGAGGCTCACCGGTACATCGATGCCTTTCCATTTGACGATGAACCGGACCGAATGAAATCCGAGTTTCGCCGGGTTCGGGTCTTTGAACAGTTCCGCGTTGAAACACCACCCGCCGCCCAATCGGTAATAGTGTTCTCGCTTGTTTCGCTCGATTACCAGGACGCCGCGCCGAATCTCACCAATCCAAAGCCGAGTCGGATGGCTTCTCAGTTTGAGCCAAATTTTTCGCTCTCTCTCGATGATTGCGTTTCCGTCTTTGTCTGGAATCACCATCGGTTTTTCCTCGCCTCGCAGGTCAACCGGGTTGCTGTTCGTCGTCCATCGCCGCCGCCAATTGCGGCGTTGGGCATTTATGGCGAGTGGCCGGGCTTGGCCCCCCCGTGAGGTCATGCCAAGATGCCAGGTGGTTCTCCCCACCTAACAGCCACCCGCCCAGGAGCCCGCCGTGTCCCCTCTACTTGGCCCACAGCGGGCGAGAAATCACGCGACTACGGAGATGTGCTTGTCGTCGAAAATCACACGGAAAAACCGCGCGAGATTTTCAATCGCGTCGATTCGCCATCTCCCGCCGTCCGCTTCGAAAAGTGCGAGCTCAATCGCGTCGCCATGATTCCGCGCGCGCAGTACGAACTGCGAGAGCGCCTGTTTCACTTCGGGAAAAGTGCGGTAGGGGGCGAGCTTCACCCGCGGTTGGATTTTTTCGTCGGCTTTCAGGTGGATTCCGGCCTTCATCGCGACGCGCTGCGAGATGCCGTCGTCCTCACTCGTCTGGACCGCTTCCGAGGTAATCGCCGACGCGACTTTCAAAACATAGTCGAGGTCGTCGGTCTCCTGTTTTTCAATCCGCGATTGAGCGCAGACGATGAATGTTTCCGTGTCTAGGAAATTGCCGAAGGGAAATTCCTTGATGCCTTCGCCATATTTCGCCCGCGCCCAAACATGCCGTCTGCCCGACTCCCCAGTTGCCGAAATCATTTCGACCGTGGTCGGGCTGGCGACGTGAATCAGAACGTCGGTTGTGTCCTCAGAGAGTTTGTCGAGGTTCGCGTTGTAGAGGTCGACGATTCCCTTGAGCGTCGTCACATTGACTGTTGGCGCTTCTGGCTCCAACAGCAAGGTCAACGGCTTATCAGTGAACGTCGATTCTCCGAGCACCACCTCGGCGGGCTTCCCGAGTTCGAGCAGCCTATCGATGGTCTCCGGTGTTAGGTCCATAGTTTTCTCCTCTCACATCAGTTTTTTTTTATCGCCCGCCGCCGCATCCTTCCCGCTCACGTCCGGTTCGAATAACCGGGCTTGCTTCGGGTCGTGCGCGATGGCGACGAAATTCGTTCCCTGCCGGGCCAGGAACATCGTTCCCGACGCCGAATTGACCGGGGCCTGTTTGCTCTTGCACGCGAAAATCACTTTCGCGCCGGACCGGTCTTCGAAGGGTTCGAAGGTGAATTCGAACGTGATTTTGCGTTTGGCTTCCGGGTCCGTGTTGATGTCCGAGATATTCGCCAGGATGTAGCCGAGTTCGCGTTGAAAAACTTCCTCGACCGCGCCGCCGCAAATGTTTTGCAGACTAAGGGTTTCTGGTTCCAATTCATTTCTCCTTTTCTGGTTCGAGTTCCGCGACTTCGTTGAGGATTTTCTCGAACACTTTCTTTTGCACTAGCCGGTACTCGCCGATTTCGGTCGGGCCGTCATCGTCAATCGCTTCCATCCGGCTGCCGAATGCCGAGAAAATACCTTCCTCGTCATCCTCCACTCGCACGTACATGGTTTCCGGTAGGTCGGTTCGCTGCATTGAGTCGTCTCCTTTCTGCGCCGGGGACGGAGACGCGGCGCGAAAAATTCGCATAAATGTCATCGAAGGAAATTCGGAAACCCTGCTCGCGCGCGAGTGACCGAATCTCAATCGCGGTCGAGGTCTGTGGCGACGTGCTTCCCCGAATCCAGTGATAGACCGCCGTTCGGTCGACGCCGAGCTGGTCCGCGAGATTCTCCGCGCCCACTTTCAAAACAAACCGGCCAAATTTCGATTCCCACCGCCCGTCATCCGCGCGCCGTTCAATCTTCATGTTTTTCCCTCTCGGTCTCTTCCGCTCGATGCCGCTCCTCGCGACACACCACACAATTGCAGTACATCCGCGCCAGGTCCGCCCGGTGCCCGCAGTTCCAGCAAAAAAGCGGCCGCCCGGTCCACTCGTTGTCCTCGTGACACCAACTGCAGGTGAACGTGTGTCGCCCGAGCATCTCGTCGAGGCTCATCCGCTTCCCCCGGTTGCGAATTTTTTCCCGTGTTTCTCGCACAGCACCACCGCTCCGAGAAATTCCATCGTGTCGGCGTCGACCATTTCATAAAGGCCCGTTGCCACTTCCAAACAATCGCGGATGGAACAAACGTCCCCGTGGTTCGGCCCGCCGTCGAGAATGAAAAGCACATCGCGCTTTTCGCTGCTCACAGTTCCACCGCCGCGGGCATGTCGAGGTTCAAACTCTTCGCCTTCTCGACCGCGTGTTTTTCGCAGAGATGTCGCCTGGCGATGGAGCGCCGCCGGTGAGGGCCGGTGATGTACGTGTAGCTGAGTTCGAAACGGACGGGGGCTAAGCAGGTTTGCGTGGGTCGCGAAGAGGAACAGAGACAGTAGCCGCTCGCGCGCTGCCGGTCGTAATACTCGGCTTCCTCGCGCGTGAGAGCGACGAGCCGGAAATCGGTCGAACTCGACATGATTCCCCCACCATGGGTTCGAGGTCCGGATTCGAACCCACCACACCGCCAGGGACCGGCGCCGCCCGCCGATTTCTCGCGGCTTTCTCGCGGTTGGTGTAGTTTTTGGGGGTTTTACCGTTTCTCGCGCTTTGAGCTTTCAATAACTTACATGCTCACAGTGCCCGGAGAGCGTTCGAATCCCACCCTCTCCGCC